ACCGTCTCCGGAAATGGTTGTTTGAAGTAGACATTAATTGCACCTTCTGAGACGACTACCTTGCCATCATCGTCCCGCTCAGGCACTTGCCGTAGATGGTACCAGTTGTCGTAAGCGATCGAATACTCGATTTCGTTCACGCCGTCCCTGGTGTGGTTGACATTCATGCCAGTAAATAACAGTTTCCCAGCTGGGAAACTCTGCCAAGCGGTACTATTACGTTTCCCCACGCGGTTGATATGTTGACCGCCTGAATAGAAGCCAGTTCTCCGCTCGCGTATCGTAATCTCAGCTGTTGGCAATGCCATGCTCAGAGGTTCACCACCCTCTGATACCAACGTCCCACCTATGTCTGTGACTGCCGGCGTGTTCTTGTTCGTCGGCATTGTGGGGCCTGATTTCCATATATCGATGATCGTCACTCCGACACTCATCGAGTACCCCTGTACTCCAAGTGGGAGCACATCGTCTCCTGCATCGTCCCCATCATCTCCCACGATCGGCTCGACTGTCCCATAGGTCCACGTCACATCCCACGCATTCTGTTTGTCACCAGATAGCGACAATCTCCATGCGTTTGCAAAGATGTGTTCTTTGTCTGGATGTGTGTCGCCGAGTCTGGGCATACCACTACCATCGAGAACCTCATCCGGCGATAGAGTTGCTCCGGTTGAGTCGTACACCAAGTACGACCTAGTTGCTGACTCTTTGCCATCTGAGCCACGCCCGAAGTCTCGGCCGCCGGCTTTTTCTATGACTACCGTACTCACTGAAGTGCCCCCTCTGGTCCTTGTCCCTTTATCGCTTCGAGAATCTTCTCGCTTGTCTGAAGTTGCTTTTCTTCTACATTCAACGACTTAGCCGCTATCTGTGCCTGGCTGTCACCCTCGACTTTGAAACCGCCGATGGCTGTCTGTAGAGTTGCGACTGCACCCTTGAGGTCTGGTGATCTAAGCTCGACACCCAATGCCCCGCCTTCGCCAATATCAAAACCTTCGCCGGCGAATCTCTCTTTGAGGTTCTTTAGAAACTCTGGCACCTTGTCGATGTTCCAACCCTTCGCAAACTCGTTGAGTAGATCCATCCCCGCCTCGGCTGCTTGGTCGCCGATTGAAACGCCAACAGATTCCAGGAAGTTGACAAAATCGCCTTTTGCACTTGTGTCCCAGTCAACATCACCCAACGCTGAATACACAGTCCCTAGTGCACCGCTGACATTTGTGGCAGTCTGTAGCCATGATGCTACGGTATCGGCTCCGAGTGACTTCGCTCCGTCTGCTGCCTTCTGTCCCATCCATGCGAATGCCTTGCCCATAAAGCCGGCAGTCTTGAGACTAGCTACCTGGAGCTCCCTGTATAACACTTGTATCTCGTGTACAGCGGTTGCTACGATTAGTACGACATCACTGAATACTTGCAGTACCGCTGCCTTAAAACCAAACCACCCAATCTTCATAGCCCGCACGACATCAAGGACCGCGGCACCCACGTAGAGAAACGCTTTCACGATCCACTCAGCTACTTGGCCCATACCGCCGGCTTCAACTACAAAGTCTCTAATCTTGTTCGCTATCGCTATCAGAATCGGTGCAAACTCAACAGCAAGATGATTGCTCAATCCACGCCAAATCGCTGCGATACGAGCCCATGCGTCGTTAGCTTGCTCGACCTGGTTGCCCATCTTGTCCGTGAATGTGATGCCTAGCATCTCGGCTTCCTTGCGCATCTCCTCCATGCCCTGAGAGCCATCCTTCAGCACGTTGAGTAGGTCAACACCTGTACGACCGAATATCTTATTAGCTGCAGCTGCTCGCTCTCCTGCTGTCCCTAGTTTGTTGATGGAGTCAGCAATAGCCCCAAACATCTCATCGGCTTGCATGCCGGCAATCGCATCGATGTCAATACCTAATGACTTAAATACTTCCATCGCATCGCCAGTGCCTAGCATCTTTGCTTCGCCTACATTCTTGAACATCTTGCCGATGGCTTTGTCCATCTTCTCGATGTCAACGCCGCCTATCACCGCGGCATGTTGCATCGCCGATATAGACTCTGTAGTTGTATCAAGTGACCGTGCCAGCTTCGTTATTGAATCGACCGCTGCCAGTCCCTTCTTAGTCAACGCAACAATAGCCACCAAAGCGAGGGCACCGATAGCAGCACCAAACAAGGCGACTTTCTTGGCTATGTTTACAAAGCCAAGAGATAGACGCTTGATAGTTGCAGACACTCCGCTCATCTTCTTGCGGAAAGATGCGGTGCGTGCTTTTACATTGATAAACAGACTGCCGACTGTAGCCATTACTTCCCCCGGACCATTGTGTTGAGTATCGCCTTCATATCTTCCTCACTCTGTTCTGACTTCTCTACGTACGGCATGAAGTCAGCCGGCTGGAATGGCCGACCATTCTTGCCCTTGTTAGCATTAGCAATCGTTGCTGCAATCACGCCGGCATTGAGATCTGTACGCACTGAGCCGAATGGGTCCAGCGTGTAGAACGCCATCCACTCCGCCAACTCCCTTGAATCAATCCTCTCCAGTAATTCCCTGACACTCATGCCCAGAGCAAGTGCCAGCTGGAAGTAGAACCGCCGCTCTGGGCGGCTCTTTAGTTTCCCGCTAGATCTTCTGCGTCAGACTGAGAAAATCCGTTAAGACGTTGTGCAACCGCAAACACTCTATCGAGTGCAGCTGCCGACTTGCTTCCAAGTTCTTTAGCGTCTGCATGCGTAAATAGTCGCGTACCGTCTGCGTCGCAGATGGTAAGTACAGAAAAACGCGCGCGAACATTCTCGAGGTCGATCTTGTTCTTTTTGCCCTGCATGGACTGTTCGAACGCATCACGCTCAGTACCCGTGAGGGTACGAACGTATACGCTCCCGCCCCATTCTGGGACTTCCACCTTCTCCCTGGGCAGGTCGTCTAGTGCTAGGATTGATTCCCTACTTAGCATTACGCGATTGTGACCGCGCCGCTAATCTTCAGCGTGATAGTTGCCTTAATGTTGTCATCCATAGGTAGAGCTGTCTCGTACGATGTGATGACCGCTGAGAAGGAATAAGTCGCCGCGGTGGCGGCACTTGGGAAAGTGATAACGCAATTTTTTGCAGTTGGGGCAGCTGTCGCGGTCGCGTCCCATTCGTCCTCAAACTTTTGGGCATCTGTGCCCATTGGGTCGATCAATATCTCTAGGCTTATTTCGCCAGAGTCAATCGTCCCGCCGACAAATGTCCGGTGTATATCGTCTAGGGTCGTAGTGTCGATTGTCGCAACCGATACCGACGGCCCAGAGATTGAAATGACCTCACCGATCACCTCGGAATCGTATGTAAAAGTAGCTCCGTTTGTTGTAATTGCCATAATGGTCCCCTATTCATGCCATATAATGAAATCCATCACGGTCCGGAAAGCACCAAACTCCCCGGCAGGATCTCTGTCAAAATCTAAATCCACGGCTGACTCTAGCCGTACGCTGTGTATTGTTTCGCTTTGCAGCGTGCCGGTGTAGTTGACCAGTGCCGACTCTACTGCGTCTCTTAGTGTCTTTGTGTCGCCATACGTGTCATCCATAACATCGATGCTCATGCGAGTACGCCTCACTCCCGACTGTGTATCTAGTGCTTCACTTTCGTGAGTGAATACAGTCTGGTACACGATCGCTGGTAGTGCTGTCCCAGTTGGTCTACGCTGAGGGTAGACCCTTGTAGACACTAGCCCGCTCACTGTGGCATCGTCTGTCAGTACTTCGCGTACTGCTTTCTCGAGACTCATAACTTGCCCACCTTCGTGATTTCTTCAATGAGCACCCTGCGAAAATCTGCTATCACTTCTTCCTTGTTTGCTTCAAAGGTTCGGGTCATAAATCTACTTGGTGTGTTGCTCGGACCACCCCACTCAACCAAGTGAGCGTATGGTGCTGCGCCCTTACCTTTGTATTTCACAAACACCCTGCCAGTCATAGTGCCGTCACGTCGTAGCGATACCTTTGTCTTGATGGCTTTTTTAAGCTGCTTAGTTTGTACCGGCACGATCTCGCGCGCTTTCTTCCTAAATGATGCCAACGCTTTCCGCATTGACTTCCGTGCTAGGTTTCGCTGTACTTTTGCCGGTAACTTCTTAAGCCGGCGTTCGATTGCTTTATCGCCCGTTAGCGTCATACTCATTTCGTCACCTCTTTACATAGAAGCTCGAGATAGATATTCCGCTCCTGCCAGTTGCGTACACTTTCAATCTGGAAGTTCCTACTGCCAAATTGGATACGGTCATTGACTGTTACTCCCGATCTGTAACGCATCTTGACCTTGTGAGTCACTACACCACTGAGCTCTGTTGCGAGATCCTTCTCAGTTCCGCTAACTGGGTCGATGCTTGCCCATACGCTGGCATCTGTGCTCCAACTGTTTGACAGGTCGCCATAGTCGTCTACACTTGAGCCCACGCTCTGCACGTTCACCTGATGACGTAGTTGCCCGGCAATCATGCGATACTGCCATCCCTA